ATAGACTTACCAGACTGACGACAAGCTAATACGATGGAGAATCTATTATCATTGAAATGCTCAAACATTTCTTTCTGATAAGGATATAATTTAAAAGGCACTAATCCTTCATCCAGTGAGATGACTTTACCGTATGTTTCGGCAAAGTAAACTGGATCAGTCATACAGCGCTGATATTCTTGAATGTCCTGTTTAGTCCATCCTTGTTGTACGCCATCCCGCTTAACCTGCGGATTGCCGAGGTATGTATCATTCACTCTTAATAAATCTCTTTGCTAATTTATGGAGCGCATAGAACCAGAATCCATTAATGATGGGTTCTACAATCGCATCGATAGCCGCTAGCTCCATTGCTGCACCTGTAATTAACCAGTTGCAGATCGTGGCAATAAAGATATGCCCGATAGTATAAATGATTGCTAATACAATACTTGACTCGCCGATGAGTCTTTTAAGGAGTTTAAATATTCCTTTGGTTAGTTCCGTCATAATCATGTTCAATCACCTCCGTATCTCCACGCAGCATTTTCTGTAACTCTGCTGTGGATCCTACAAATACATTTTGAGTTAAACTTCTTTGATCATCAGACTGACCTTTTGCCTGAGTGACATTAATATCTTGATTGCGCTTATGCATATCAAGTAGTGCATGAGCATTTTCTGCCTGTTGTTTAATCATTCCTGTCAGGACTTCGATGGCACGTGGATGCTCAGATTCTCTTGCTACACTCTGAGCAAGTTCTAATCCCTCTTCTCCAGACATAAGAAGACCACGAAGAGTAGAACGAATAAGATCTAAGTCTTCATCATAACTTGAATGGACACTTTCAGGAATGTCCTTTTTTGGCACTATTTCATTCATAATACTTATTTATAATTTAGATTGATATGCTTCTGAAGTAGTAATAATACCAGAGTGTTCAATAACTTTACCACCAGTAGTTCTGCGTGCAACACTATTACCAATCAGACCATTCCAACGCTGTACTGTATTTATTTTTGCTTTATCTATTTCAGCTAAAGCCAAGAAACCAGACGGTGGCTGATAATAGAACTCGCCGTTGCCATTAGCATCTGAGTAAGGAGTTAGCAGCGCTGGTTTTGCACCAGCAAAGGTATGGTCCTGACCGAAGTTATAAGTCATAGTATCCCGTTGTATATCTGCGGGGGCTAAAGTTCCAGTCAAAGCCTTAGTTGGGTTAGTTGCTACGTCATACGCATCATTTGTTCCGGCAGAAGGGTTTCCGGACCCAAACCAAACATCATTTTTACCATACCACATTTTGCCACTATCAAGATCAATAGCAATGGATACAATATCACCCGATGCAAAAGCCGTTACTCCGGAAGGCTCCGTCGCGGAGACAGGCTCCGTATAAGTGCCATTGTGTCTAACTCTAGGCGCAGTTCCCCCAATTCCCAGATAAAGACCCCAAGAACCAGAAGTTTGACCAATGTATTTGGTTCCCATTGTTTCACTTATATCCCATACCCCCGTATGATTTCCTGAAGGGGCTGCGTCAACAAGACATGTTTCCCAATACCATTTACCAGAAGATTTCTGTCCGTATGAATTTGCTCTTACACCAGTATTAGCATCCCCAATGTTTCGTGTTGTTAAATTTGCATCAGAAAGATCAGAAGCATCCAAACTAGCAAACCTCAGATTAGGAGTATCCAACAACTGGTCATCTGCTGTGATATTGCCCTCAACCGAGAAGTTGTTCTTAGGTTTATCCCACGTATCATCGTTGGTGAGTGCTGAGATAGGTGGGCGGAATGGGTATAGGGCTGCACCTTCCGTAATGCGGAAGTCCATGAATTTACCGTTAAACTGTTGGTTCGCAGATGTGGACTCCCCGTTTCCTATTATAAAATTTCCATTTGCAACGACAGCCGTTGAAGTGCTGCCCGTAGCAGTACTAACCCCATCCACGAACAGAGTGAAAGTGTTCCCGTTACGTGTAAGAGCAATGTGATGCCACCCAATCGACGGTGTTCCTCCGGTGGTATTGATTAGCCAGTTGCTTCCGTCACCTACTACAAACCCGTAATATGTACCCCCGCCGCTGATATAGACTTCGACGCCATACTTTACTGCTGTACTCGACCTATGTGCAAAAAAGCCTTGAGTACCCGAATTTGTGTCTAAATAAAACCAACCCTCAACCGTAAAGTCTTGATTCCAAAGGTCACTGTTGTAATATGAGCTTGTGATGTATTGATCGGTCCCATTAAGGTCTATAACATCCCTAGTGCCTTGACTGCCCGGACCTGTCAATGTGCTTGCTGAAAAAGCAGTGCCGTTAAACGTCAAAGAGGTATCTTGGTCGTTTGAACTAATATCATTAGTTGGGCTAGACCCATCCAAAAACAGAGTTACATCATCACTACCAGTAATATCCGAGACATCTGCTGACAGTGCTGAAGTAGGTGGGGTAAAGGAATCAGTGTAACGGGCGATGCCTCTGGTTATGCGAATGTCTGTCATTTGACCATGAAACGCATAGTTATCAGTCGGGTCAGTTCCTATAAAAAGATTACGATTACCTGCTGTACGAACTATATTTTGATTTGTAATGGTAGCAGCTTTTTGACCATTGAGGAACAACATGGTATCACTACCGTCTCTTACTACGGCAATATGGTGCCAATTATCTACTGTTATACCATAAGTTGAAAGACTGGCCTGTAAAAGAGAAGTGTTGCCACCAGAGCCATTATAACCCACGAAATAAATATTGCTTGTGTCCCAATCCAATATCCATTCCAGACCATTTGACCACCCAGTTGCTCCGTCCGATGCTTGTGCTATCAAATAGTCGTATGTTGCAAATGATTCTGGACGCACCCACAATTCTATTGTCCATTGCGTTTCTGTGGGGTCTAGCAACTCAGGAATAGAGCTAGATGTGTGAGATATACCTGTCGTTTGGTCGGACGGAAAATCCAACACATTTACAGGACCAGCACCATAAGGGGCTGATACGTTAGACAGGCTTGAGGTGTTTGTAGCTGTAATATTAGCATCAGCAACCAAATTACTAGCTATATTAGAACTAGAAGTATCATTAGTTGTGCTAGAACCATCCAACAACAGAGTTACACCAGTACCATCCGTTGTTGTATCTACACCAAGATTGGGTGAGGTATCCGCAAACGCCATGTAGATAAAGTCGTTACCAGACTGATTGACAAAGTTACTTGAATTTATTACAGTAAATCCGTCAGCATCAAACTGGAGATAGTCTGTTCCAGAGTCTTCTGTGTTGGCAACGTTAGCATAAAGTGTCTTATCTACACCATTAGCAAAATCACGGGCATTATCAAACATACCCCATGCGGTTGGGGTGCTGTCAACATTCTTAATCAGTACAAATGCTGGACGAAATCCGGTTTTGACTTTTACGTTATTAGAACCACCCCCAACATAAGAACCAATCTTCGAGTAGCCTTCAACAGAGTGCCAGCAATATGCTATATGTTCATCGGCATTTCCCGTAACCTCAAGATGATTTGCTAAAGAGAGCGTCTGATTACTTACTGCGGAAATTCTAGTCCTGTTTAAAGTTGCAAGATTGTATGCTTCATCTAAATACAAAGTTTGAAAGTTATTAGCTCCATATCCATCGTGCCAAACTGCCCAACTTGATGGAGCGGTGTCTAGATTTTTTACTATTACACATTCTGGAGTTGAATTTAATCCGTGAGGTATAGAAGCAGTAGACCCATTGCCTGTATACTTAATAATACTAAACCCAGCCTCAGTGTTTACGCTCATCTTCGTAGGGTAGATGCTGGCGGTTGGTAGCTGTGCTGTGGAAGCCACTCCGTCGATCATTACGCTGCCGGATGTTGGCGTTTGACCACCACTGTTAGTCGCCGTTGGCGCACCGCCAGCCTTCCAAGCCCATGCGATGTAGTTCTCGCTGGTTTCGTTCCATGTCTGAGCCACGCCTGTGTTGGTGGGCTTTTCAATGAGTGTGAACCCATCGGTGTCGAAGGTGCTCAAGTAGCCGTTAGGGTCTTGACTAATCTCAGCATTTGTAAGGTTGGACATCAGGTGATTACCGCCGCCACGCACAGTATCGAAAAGGCCGTGCACGTAGGTGGTTGTGCGTACCTTGAGCCAGACAAAATCGGGCTGAAATCCAAGGCCCGTCACGGCTTGTTCTCCACGGGTGCCCGTGTAAGTCACAGCATTAAAAGCATTAATGGTACTAGAAGGTTGAGCAAAGTCTAGATAGAACCCGTTATTACCATAGGTAAGACCAGTAACTTCTTTAGGCACCCAAACACCATCAAGGGTTTCGCCGAAGTAGGAAGCGTCGTAGGCAGTACCGTCGATGAAGTGAACTTCTGCTAGTTGGCCGTCCATCGATCCCCAGCTACCTTCACCACCAACACCGTGGTCATTACCAGAAAGGTTTACATTCGTGTCAGCATCAGTTGACATATAGGTAGAAGCACCGTCATGGGTCGTTAGTACACCATCCAGATAGATTTTCACTTTGTCAGTATCTGTTGTCGATTCACGTGTATCCACAGAGAGAACTACGTGGTGCCATTCATTGTCGGTGATTGTGCTGGTGGTTTTTATTTGCCACGCAAAACTACCAGACCACTGGAAAAAGCATAGAATGTTGTCAGTGCCACCGCTTCCATAACCAATACGCAAGGTAG